CGCCTTATCGCTGTAGCACCCCGCGGGAACCGCGTCGAAAACGAACGTCGGTCCAGCTGCTGGCGCGTCAGGCGGCTGCGTGCCACCCTCGACAACCAGTTGCGGAGTTGAGGCGACCTGCGCGGCCACCTGGCTGCCTTGACCGCCCTCATTTGGTGCGTCGGCGGTCTGATCTGGCGGCGTTTGAAATGTAACCTTCTTAATGACCGCGTCCGGTCGATCGCAATTGTGTTCACTGAAAAAACTCATTAACGTGTCAAGATCTTCAACGGGTCCGATGTCCATGTCGTCCAGTGGTATGTTCGCAATGCAGCGTGAGTGACTTGCCCGGACGGCACACTCCATGCAATGGCATCCATCCCGAACCATGGAGTATTCGATGACGGCGTCGACGCCGTCATGCCACTCAGAAACGTACCGCGGCGTGACACGGACGACGGACCTCGTGGGTGCGAACGGCCAATCCGTTGCGCACTGATCGTCTGGAATGAGCATCTCGGGGTCTGCCGGCAATCTAGCAGCGGCGGCCCGGATGCAAGCTTGTGTGATAGCCTTGCCGAATTGGCGCGCGAACAACCGGTGTTGATCGCGAGACGAACTTGTGGACGCCCCGACGTCCGAAGAAATTGCATCACCGCTTATATCGAAAAAGACTGCGGTGTGCGTGTTATGGTTCAATAAGCGAGGTACCTGACCAGGAGCGCTGGTGTGCGGTCCTCCACCACCACCGGACGCCACGTGTACCGCGGGTCTGCCATCCTCGCCTCGTCCCGATCCGGGTACCTCGTCCAGGGGAGGTGGACCACTTTCCCCCACAGCGCCTCCCTCACCATGCTGAGACGTTCCTTCACCAGTATCGGCGCGTGCTGGTTCGCCATCGGCGACGACGCCCTCGGATCCACGACTGTGTCCATGTTCCTCTCCCGGAGCACCGGGTCGTTGATCCTCATACAGCGGCAAAAGAAGCTCGCCGACACCCTCGCGGTTTGCCCGTCTGCGATTGCGTCTGCAGCATGCCCCAAGTGCATGGGTCGCCCGCGTGCATTGGCGACGTAACCATCGTACCACTCCATACCCATGGTCGAGTGCTGCTTCAAGACGCGCTGCAACTCTGCTGAGTTCGGAAGACTCCAGCGCAGCGGCGGCTTCCGGATCCCCAAGGTCTTCATGTTCTGCATGCAAGAGAGGATCATTAAGTCCAGCTGCGGTGAAAAGGCAGTAGCGTGGACGCCAGTGCTCGTCGTAGAGATATCGCTCGAAAGCTGCAATGCCAGGGCATCTGTCTCCAACAATCGCGTGTGGAATCCGGAGCACCGAGGTAGGCACCCTGAGAACCACCCAGAAAGTTGATTTGCATACTTTCCCGCAACAACCTCGGCCAGACTCTCGTAGTCGTAAGGCCCAGCGTAGCACAGCTCCACTCGTTGCTTCATGCGAGAAGAGCCCTCTGGAGTGTAAGTGCCAACCGTCATCTCCAAGCCAACGCAGGAGTAGTCGCG